CTTTGCATTGAAGAAATATTTGGGCTTAACAGACGAAGAGATTGTAGAAAACGAAGCAATGTGGGCAGAAGAAAACCCAGAAGAAGAAGGTGCTGGAATGGCCGCTGGAGGTGAAGCAGAAGCCAGAGGCGACTTAACTAGTTTAGGTTTAGAGCGTCCTTCAGAAGAAGATTTTGGACAAGCAGAACAATTAGGACAAGAAGAACAGCCACCAGGAGCAGAAGGTGCGCCGGGCGGGCAACAAAGTCCATTAGGTGGCCCTCCGCCAGCCCCAGGCGGCGCCCCGGCACCAGGAGGAATGTGATGAAATTTCAAGAAGTTAAAGAAAGCCAAGAACAAGAACTTGCGGTGCCGGAAGACAACAAACTCGAGCAAGCGCAAAAAATGGACACTAGACGCCCTCGTTTAACTCTCGAGCATTTGGGAAAGTTGCGTAGAATGCGTGAAATCAGAAAGTTTGAAACTGAAAGCAGAAAAGAACTTTACAAGCGCATTTATCAGCGTCCGCCTCCAGCAATGTAAATCAGGTATATTTAATCTGAGAATCTAGTCAAAAACTGCGTTTTTAACTCCATTTCGTGGCTCTTTTTGCCAGCAGTCTGTAAATATAATACAGACTAAAACTTTTGGCCAAAAGGAGAACCGAATGTCTAAACATACACTAGAACAAGTATTAGAAGCCTTGATCAACAAGGAAGACGACCGTGCGACTGAGTTGCTACATCGTTACTTTGTTAGCAAAGGCAAGAGCATTTATGAAGAACTAAGTCAATTAGATCAGCAGATTGAAGAAGAAGCAGACGAAGACTTAGAAGAAGGCATTGGCGGCGCAGCTGACCAAGATTTCCATGACGAAATCATTGCCGACGAAGCAGACCTAGAAAACGAAACATTATTCGCAGAAGGCGACGATGAAGAAGGCGACGATATGGCTGCTATGGACACAGAAGAGCCAACAGAACCAGAAGCCACTGCTGATTTAGCAATGGGCGACGGCGACGAAGAAGTAGGTTCAGAAGAAGCACAAGTTGACGATGCTATGGCAAAAGTTGACGATGCTTTAGCTGAACTAAAGGCTTTATTTGCTGAAATTTCCGGCGGCGAAGCCCCAGCAGGCGACGAAGAAATGCCAATGGGTGATGCTGACATGCCAGCAGGCGAAGGCGAAGAAGAATTCGAAGCTTTCGGTGAAAGCGCAACATTAAAAGCAGTACCAAAGCCAACACATGGCGACAACGGTCAAAACACAAAGAGCCCAGTAAGCACAGGTCCTAAGATCAGTGGAAATGGTGCCAAGGCTGTTAACTTCACAGGCGAGTCTAACAAAGCTGGTACACAGGGCGGCGTTTTAAACCCAAGCACAAAAGAAGAAGATTTTGGTAATGTTAACAAAGTTGGCAATGCTAAAGCTCCAGCATTAAAAGGTGTAGCAGCTCCAAAGAACGGCGACACAGCTGGTAACAAAACAAGTCCAGTAGCAAAGAACTAATAACATGGCCTTACCATTAGTAGAAGCTTTAACATACGATCAAGCTGGTATGCGTACTCAGCTTATCGAGAACGCCTCTGGCGGTAAGGATCTCTACATGGAAGGTATTTTTATTCAAGGTGGGGTACGCAATCAAAACCAGAGAGTTTACCCTGTCAATGAAATTGCCAAGGCATGTAGTAACATTGCTGAAAAGATTAAGAATGGTTTCAGTGTACTCGGCGAAGCTGATCACCCTGATGACCTCCAAGTTAACCTAGACCGTGTTAGTCACATGATTACTAATATGTACATGAACGAAAACAACGGTATTGGTAAATTAAAAATCCTACCTACACCAATGGGTAACATCGTAAAAACTCTTTTAGAGAGTGGTGTTAAGCTAGGTGTTTCAAGTAGGGGATCAGGTAATGTCAATGAATCTGGTGGCGTTACCGATTTTGAAATTGTCACGGTGGACATCGTGGCACAACCTAGTGCTCCAAGTGCATATCCTAAAGCAATCTATGAAAGAGTTATGCTCGACCGTAGACGCAACACTTTATTAGATGTTGCGGGTGCCGTAAGACATGATACTAAAGCACAAAGATACCTCCAGGAAGAGGTTCTCAGGTTCATCAACAACCTAAAAAAATAAGGGGAACTAGATGAGCACATTAAAAGAACTATTCGGTACTGAGGTTTTATCTGAGGAAGTAACAAGCCAATTACAAGAGGCTTGGGATACTAAAGTCCGTCAACTACACGAAGAAGTCGAAGCAAACCTACGCGAAGAATTCAGTCAACGCTATGAGCATGACAAGGGTTTAATCGTTGAGGCTGCTGACAAACTTATCTCTGAAGCGATCCGTCGTGAAATTGAAGAGTTTGCTCAAGACAAGCGTGAAGTTGTTGAATCCAAAGTAGCATACAAAAAAGCAATGCGCGAACACGCTGCTTTGCTTAACCGTTTTGTTATGGAGACAATGGCTAAGGAAATCAAAGAACTTAGAGAAGACCGCGATGCCCAGAAACAGAACTTTGAAAAACTAGAAGAATTTGCGCTTCGCAAGCTTTCTTCCGAATTAAGGGAACTTAAAGAGGATGAAAACAAGCTTGTTAAAGCTCGTGTTCAGTTAGTAGCAGAAGGCAAACAAGTTATTGCTGATGCCAAAGCAAAATTCATCAAAGAAGCTGCCGTTAAAGCAGAACAACTTCTAAGTGAAACACTTCGTTCTGAAATTACTCAACTTCGTGAAGACATTCAAGTTAGCCGCGAAAACGCTTTTGGTCGTAAGATCATGGAAGCTTTCGCTGCTGAATTTATGGCCAGCGGCTTTGCTGATGGCACACAAGTTAAGAAGTTAAACGATCAGCTTGCTCAATTAAGCAGCCGTTTAGACGAAACAACTAAAATTGTTGAATCTAAAGATGCTGAAATCGCACAAGCACAAAAGAAAATTCGCATAGCAGAAGACGCTGTAAAGCGCCAAGCTATTATGCAAGAGTTGGTAGCACCTCTTGGTAAAGAAAAGCGTGGAATTATGGAAGATTTGTTAAAAACAACATCTACAGAAAGCCTACGCGAATCTTACAACAAGTACCTACCAGCAGTTCTCAATGAAACAGCAGTACAACCGAAAGGTAAGACTGTTATTTCCGAGAGCACAGCATCGCAGACGACTGCGGTGACTGGCGACAAAACTTCTAGTGAGGACGCTGCAACCGCAGACATTATATCACTACGAAAATTAGCCGGAATTGGAAAGTAATTAAAATAGGAGACTAACATGTCTGAGAAACTTTTCGAAGCCCAAAATTGGACTGCAACTAAAGATGTTCTACTAGAAGGGCTAAATGGCAATAAGAAAGCCGTTATGGAATCTGTGTTAGAAAACACACGCAAGCAAGCTCTTTTAGAATCTGCTACAGCAGGCGCTACACAGAGTGGTAATGTGGCCGTACTAAACAAGGTAATTTTACCTGTTATCCGTCGTGTCATGCCTACCGTTATTGCTAACGAAATCGTTGGTGTTCAGCCAATGACTGGCCCAGTTGGCCAAATCCACACATTGCGTGTTCGCTATGCTGAAACAGCAGCCGGCGTAACAGCAGGTCAGGAAGCTTTAAGCCCATTTAACATCGCTAAAGCATACAGCGGTAACGCTAATGCTAGTGCTCCAGGTGCCGACGCAACTGCTACACTTGAAGGTGTTCCAGGTAAGAAATTAAGCATCCAGATCTTAAAGCAAACAGTTGAAGCCAAGACACGCAAGATGTCCGCTCGCTGGACATTTGAAGCTGCTCAAGACGCTCAAGCTATGCACGGCTTGGATGTTGAGGCAGAAATCATGGCTGCTTTAGCTCAAGAAATTACAGCTGAAATCGACCAAGAGTTGTTAAACAGCTTAAGAAACTTAGCAGGCGGTGCTACTCATACATTCGCTCAAGACGGTTCTGTTGCTTTCACAGGCACACAACACTTCGTAGGCGACCAGCACGCTGTTCTAGCTATTCAAATCAATGATGTTGCTAACCGCATCGCTCAGCGTACACGCCGTGGCGCCGGTAACTTCGTAGTTGTAAGCCCAACAGCTTTAACAATTCTACAAAGCGCAACAACATCTGCTTTCGCTCGTACAACAGAAGGTACATTCGAAGCTCCAACTAACACAAAGTTTGCTGGTACATTAAACAGCAGCGTTAAGGTTTATGTTGACAGCTATGCTGACGCAACAACTCCTGTTCTAGTTGGTTACAAAGGTCCAAATGAAATGGACGCAGCAGCATTCTACTGCCCATACATTCCATTGATGAGTTCTGGCGTTGTTCTAGATCCATCCACAATGGAACCAGTAGTAAGCTTCATGACTCGTTATGGTTATGTTGAGTTAACAAACACAGCATCCAGCTTGGGTAATGCAGCTGACTACCTAGGTAAGATCACTATGGGTGCAGTCAAGTACATCTAATTCTTAAAAAGAATTATTTTACTAAAAAGGAAAAGGACTCTTCGGAGTCCTTTTTCATTTATAAATACCTTATGTTTAAAACAGTAAGTGAACAAGTAAAGCATGAAAGGCTTGACATTTGTAAAGGATGCAACGAGTTTAGCAGTGTGTTGCGCTCTTGTAAGCAATGTGGTTGTTATATGCCAGCCAAAGCCATGTTCGCTAATAGCACATGCCCGTTAAACAAATGGGCAGAATCAGAACCTGGCACTGATTTAATCAACAAGTTAGAAGAAATGATACTAGCTTCTTGGAATAAAGAATAAAGTATTATTTTTGCCCTGCGATAATCTTATAAATAGTATTATGGGCAACTACCAAAAATTACACGGAACAACAGTTGATAGGTTTGATATAGGAACCAAAAATCAACGCATTACTCTTGCTGGGCAAACAAACAACGGTGCAGTAGTTAGTTTGTCTGACAGAGATAATGGATCTTATACCGCAGAATCTACAGTATTCTTTACAGCTTACATAGTTGGACAAGGAACAAATACAGCGGCATATGAAATAAAAGGTTGTTATTTACACGGGACTGGAACTACAACAGGTTATGTTGTTAATACATTTGTAGACACCGGAAGCTTTGTAGAACCTCAAGTAAGTTTTTCTAGTCAAGGTGTTATGACTGTTTTATGCCACGGCTTGCCTGGTGAAAATATTACTTGGTCAGCTACCTTTGATTTTGTTTCGATATAAATATTATAATAGAC